AAACTCGATGAGAAGTTAATGCAAGAATATGCAATGCCACCACTAGACTTTGTTGGATAATGCCTTTATCACCCTTCTTTTTAAATGGATCTCCAAGTGAACAAAGACTAGTTCAAGACTTGGTGAACGAACACTTAACGTTGTTCGGTCAAGATATCCTTTATTTGCCTAGAAAAATTGTTAACAGGAATACTGTTATCAGGGAAATAACTGCGTCTAAATTTGATGATAGTTTTAGATTAGAAGCTTATCTTGGAAATGTAGATGGATTTGGAACTCCTTCTGATGTACTGTCTAAGTTTGGTGTCAGAGCTCAAGATGAGGTTACTCTAATTGTTTCTAAAGAAAGATATGACGACTTCATAACTCCATTCCTAAAATTATATCCAGCGGAGGATAGGTTGAATGCTCAGACTCCAAATGAAGGTGACTTGATTTACTTGCCTTTGGATAATGCCTTATTTGAAATCAAATATATCGAAAGGAAAGTACCATTCTACCAACTCAATGACCTGTTCATGTATGAGTTTAGATGTGAGATCTTTGAGCCAGAAGATGAGGTTATTGATCTACCTGATGGTTTGACTGACAAGGAAGGAGTTGAGGTTGATGATATTGTTGGATCAACCAGTGGACAAGTTGTTACTTTACAGATGGAGAGAGATACATCTCAAAATGCAGTGGCATATGTATCTCTTGCATCTACATTTGCTGGAGTTAAATCTGTACAACGTGTGCCTATGTTTGATGGAGGTAACTACAGAGGAGTTCCAACCGTAACAATATTCAAACCAAATCAAGGTAATCGAGCAACTGGTACTGTAACCATTGCAGAAGGTGGTATTGATACCGTAACTCTAACAGCTAGTGGATCTAATTATCTATCTACACCTTCAGTAAGTTTTACACCGCCAAATAAAACTACCTCATCTCAGATAAAGTTCGGAAATAATTCTCTACATCATACTGCAACCACTGATGTAATCGGTGCTAATTTTGCATTTACCAGTAATGTAGATTCTAGAGATAGTGGTAATGGTAGGCTAGTATTGAGTTTCTGGTTATATCCTACTAAGTTTGATCCAGCAGTAAATGGTGGAACAATTATGTGGACTGATAGATTTAAGATATATTACAGAGAAACAGGTAACATAGTATTTGCTTCTGGTTCTGGATCTATTGAGAACACTACTGGATTGATTCTAAATGCATGGAACTTCATTAGAGTCGAACAATATAACACTGATGCAACAATATCTGTAAATGGAACTGTAAGTAACACTCTTAATACAGCAAACCCAATCATGTTCTTTGCTGGTGATCTCCTGAAGCTTGGTGCTGATACTTCAGGTCAAGGATTTATTCCTAGTCAAACTGCATCATGGGAAGGTTTCTTAGATCATATCACCCTTAATCTGACTGGTGACAATGCTATGAGAAACGCTAGTGCCACACAAGTTCCTAGTTCAGAAACATCACAAGAAACTGATATACAAACTTTAACTACAGCATCATTTGTTCGTAAGTTAGATAACGAACATCCAATAGTCAGTGTTACAACTAACGATGCAAGAGAAGTTTCTGCATTACAAATAACATATGAGGGATGGGGATATACCTCAGTTCCAATTATGACTATTGATCAACCATCAACAGGAATTCAAGCGACTGCTGTTGCAATTATGACAAGTAGATCTGGTGTTCCTAATCAGTCAGTGGACAGAATATTATTAACAAATCCAGGCACAGGATACACCATGCCTCCACAAGTTGTATTCACTGGAGGATCTCCAACATCTACAAATACAGTCGCTGTTGCAACTGCTGTCATTTCAGAGGCTGTACTAGGGCCTATAGGAATTACCACTGGTGGACTTGGATATTCATTTACTCCTACGGTTGGTATCACTTCCGTCTATATACAACAATCCAATGAAACAATACCTCTGTTGATGAACGCACAAGCAGAGGCAGTTGCAGTCGGAGGGACTGTTTCACAAATTAGATACAGTAATGCTGGTGCTGGTTACACTAACACTGCGGCTGTGGTATCAATATCTTCTGTTACATCTAATTCCTTTGGTGAGTTTGAAACAAATGAAACCGTCAGAGGTCTTGATAGTGGTACAGAGGCATTTGTTTCTCATTGGAATACTAGAGATAATATTCTTAAAGTATCAATACCCACTGGCAATTTCCAAATAGGTGAAGTTGTTGTAGGTGCTGGAGCAAGTTATAGAATCTTATCAGTTGACTCTGAATTTGATATTGCTTTTGCTGGAAACGACGAAATTGAGTCTGAGGCAGATACAATTATTGATTTCTCAGAAACAAATCCTTTTGGGGAATTCTAAATAGTTTCATAAGGTGGTAATATTATGTTAACAAATCATTTCTATCATGAGATCATCCGTAAGACAATCGTGTCTTTCGGAACCTTGTTTAATAACATTGAGATTCAACATACCAGTGGTGGTAAGACAGTAAGTGTTATCAAAGTTCCCATATCTTATGGCCCACAACAAAAGTTCTTAGCGAGAGTAGAACAGGGTAGAGATTATCAGGATGGTGTAGGTACTACATTAACTTTACCTAGAATGTCTTTTGAAGTCATGGGTATGAATTATGATGCAACTAGAAAAGTCTCTACAATGCAGACATTTAAGTCTGTTAACAAAAAAACAAATAAGATGGTCAAGGCTTTTATGCCTGTGCCTTACAATATTAATATGCAACTTAGTATTCTATCTAAGTTGAATGAAGATGCGATACAAATATTAGAACAGATACTACCATATTTTCAACCAGCATTTAATCTAACGATAGATCTTGTAGATATTATTGGAGAAAAAAGGGATATGCCAATTACTCTGGAGACAATCCAGATGGAAGATAATTATGAAGATGATTTTCTTACCAGAAGAGCATTGATATACACTCTGAACTTCACATGTAAAACATATCTATTTGGCCCAATCAATAATAGTAGTGAGGGAACTTCTGGACTTATTAAACAGGTACAGGCAGATTACTACAGCGACACTTCATCTATCAAAACTGCACCTAGACAACAAAGATATACAGCTACACCAGTTGCTATTAAAGACTATGATCAAGATGGTGCTGCAAAAACAACAGAGGCATTTGACACAATCAAAACAGAATTCAATGTCAATACTGCCATTGCATTTAGAAAGGGCGATTATATTCAGATAGATGAAGAGAAAATGTTAATTAGTTCTATAACAGGTAATAGAATAAAAGTGAAGAGAGCTCAATATGGAAGCATTGTTAAACCACATGATACTGATGTGTTCGTACATCGAATTACTGTACAGGATGACACTCAAATTATTGAGGGTGATGACTTTGGATTCGGTGTAACTCGCACTGATTTTGGTGATGGTAACATATGGAGTAGTAGTCAAGGGAGGGATTCTGAGTTATGATTGAAGACGAAACATTTGATGAGATAGATGATAGTCTCGACATCGATAGAGGTGCTGAGATTATGAAGGCTCCTGTCAATAAACCTACAAAAACTAATCCTAAAAATATAAAGTCTGGTAAAGAAGATGTCACAAAAGACTATGAATATAGTAGAGCTCAGTTATATTCCTTAGTAGAAAAGGGTCAAGAGGCAGTGGATGGTGCATTAGATGTTGCACAACAATCTGATTCTGCAAGAGCATATGAGGTTGCTGGTCAACTTATTAAACACGTTGCAGACACAGCAGACAAACTCATAGATCTACAAAAGAAAATGAAAGATATTGATGAAGTAAAAGATAGTAAAACAACTAATGTCACTAACAATTCTTTGTTTGTGGGAAGCACATCTGATTTGCAAAAGATGTTGAAAGACACTATGAAGAAGAATAAATAATAATATGAAAAGATTCAGAACACTAAGAGAAGAAAATTGGGATAGACTGAATAAGTATGGTGCGACATATACCATAACTTTTATATTCAGAGGACAGACCAAAATGCTTCAAATGTTTTTTCCTCAAAGGGCAAGGCCATTGAAGAAGAATGTTCAATTTGAATTGGAGAAAATATATCCAGGCGCTAAAGTAATCTATTTTATGCCTAGTGATAAAGACCCAACAAAGCCGTTATTAGTAATTGACCCCTGATAGATCATGGTACAGCATGAACAATACCTTGGAAACCCTAATCTAAAAAAAGCAAACGTTGCTCAGAACTTTACAAAGAAACAAGTTACTGAGTTTTTAAAATGTGCTCAAGACCCTGTATATTTTGCACAGAAGTATGTAAAGATCATCAACTTGGATGAAGGTCTAGTGCCTTTCAAGATGTATGACTTTCAAGAAAAGTTAGTTAATAATTTCCATAATAACAGATTTAATATTTGTAAGATGCCTAGACAGTCAGGTAAGTCAACGACTGTGGTATCATATCTTTTACACTATGCCATCTTCAATGATAGTGTAACTATAGGTATACTTGCAAACAAAGCTCAGACTGCAAGAGATCTACTAGGTAGATTACAGATTGCATATGAGAACTTACCCAAGTGGATGCAACAGGGTATCATTGCATGGAACAAGGGATCTATGGAATTGGAAAACAAATCCAAGATCATTGCTGCATCAACCTCCGCATCTGCCGTTCGGGGTATGTCATTTAACATCATATTCTTAGACGAATTTGCGTTCGTTGCCAACCATTTAGCAGATGATTTCTTTAGTAGTGTATATCCTACTATTAGTTCTGGTAAGTCTACTAAGGTAATTATTGTTTCTACCCCTCGTGGTATGAATCACTTTTACCGACTGTGGCATGATGC